CCGGGTCACGACGCTAGACGGCAAGCCGGTCGAGCGTTTCGAGGTTACGGTCGACGGGCGCCCCGAACAGGTGACGCTCGACGAGGCGCTCGCCGGCTACATCAAAGAGGCGACCTTCAAGACGCGCTTGAACAAGGTGCACGAGGCGCGTCAGGCGGTCGAGCATGAGGCCGCCGAAATCAACCAGTGGCGCGACGTGTACGCGCAACGTTTGCAGCAGCTCGACCGGGAGATCGCCGAGCTCACGCCGGTCGAGCCCGATTGGGACAAGGAGTTCGCGGCCAATCCGGCCAAGGCGCGCGCCGATCAGAAGGCCTTTCAGGCGATCTACGGCAAGCGCCAGCAAATCGCGCAAGAGATGGCGCGCGTGGCCGAGGAGACGCGCGCGGTGAACGATCGCAACGTGCAACGCTATGCGATCCAGCAGTTCGGTGAATTCGTCCAGGAAGCCAACTACCGGGACGAAAAGGCCTTGCAATCGGAGCTCTCGATGATCCGCGCCTACTTGCGCAGAGAGGGCTTCAACGAGGCCGAAGCGGCGACGGTGTACGACAAGAGGATGCTCCACGTCGCACGGAAGGCCGCTCTTTATGACCAGATGACCGGCTCGGGGAAACCCAAGGCGGTGCGGCCTGGCCAAGGCAGGACGTTGATACCCGGCGCCGCAAGCCCGATCGGCCACGCGGCCCGCCGACACATCGACGAAGCCCAAAACAGATTGGCGAAAAGCGGACGGCTCGATGACGCCGCCGCCGTCTTTCAACGGCTTCTTCGATGAGGTTCAACCATGCCCAAAGTCACCAACGCGTTCACCACCTATCAGGCGGTGGGCAACCGCGAGGATTTGTCGAACGCCATCTATAACATCGATCCGTTCGACACCCCCGTCATGTCGGCGATCCGCCGGCGCAACGTCAAAAACCGCATCTTCGACTGGCAGACGGAACACCTGCCGACGGTCAATCCGAACAACGCCCAAGTTGAAGGCTTCCAGCTCGCCAACCAGCCGGCGCAGCCGACCGTCCGCCTCAACAACGTCACGCAAATTTCCGAGCGCGACGCGACCGTGTCGGGCACCCAAGAGGAGGCCGACGCCGCCGGCAAGGGCTCGGAAATGGCGCACCAGATGGCGCTCGCCAGCAAGGTGCTCAAGAGCGACATGGAGACGATTCTGTGCTCCCGCCAGGCGCGCAACGACGGCAACGACACCGGCCCGACGGCGCGCACGACCGAAGCCTTCTCGCATTGGCTGGGGCGGGCGGTCGACAAGGCCTCGAACCCGGCGGCGGCGGTCGCCGGCGTCACCACCGGCCTGCCGGTTCTGGCGACCGACGCCTTCGCCGCGGTCGCCGGCGGGAGCCAGATCCAGGTCACCGAGCAGATGCTCGGCGACGCGATGCAGAAGGCCTACACCAACGGCGCCAGCCCTTCGCTGTGGATCGTGCCCCCGGGCCCGAAGCGGACGATCTCGACCTTCACCGGCAGGAGCACGACGCAAGTCCTGGTCGGCAAGACCGAAGTCGTCTCGACGATCGACGTGATCGCGACCGATTTCGGCCGGGTGAAAGTCGCCCCGTCGCGCTGGGTGCCGACCGACGTCGGGCTCCTGATCGATCCCGACTATGCGGCCGTCGCGTTCTTCCGGGCCTTCCGCCAATATTTGATGGCGCGCACCGGCGACGCGGAAACCCGCATGATCGTGGTCGAGTGGGGCGTCGAAATGCGCAATCCCCTGGCGCACGTGCTGTTCAACGGCATCAAGCAATGAACCGTCTGCTCAAGGCGTGGCCGCGCCGCTCGCGCGGCTACGTCGTCTTGCTCGGGCGCTGCCTGGCCGTTCCTCGCCGACGCAAGGCGCGCTGGCGATGACCGAGCAGCGCATGGTCTATCAGGCGCGCGACGGCGTTCGAAAGACGATCATTTGGGACGACGCCGCGCCCGATCGCTTCGTGATCCAGACCGAGGAGGACATCGAACCCCTCCTCGAGAGCGTCGCGCGCGACCGCGAGATCATGCGCAACGATGGCGTCAACAAGGTGCTCGGGCGTGTCCCGCGCACCGTCTACGAGCGCGCCGCTCACGAGCAATGGGACGAAAGCGACTGGCGCAAATGGTGGAACGGCGAGGGGCGCGCCTTCCGCATCTGGCGGCCTGACGGGTGGGTTTGAAATGGCCGAGCTGGCGCGGCCCGATCTCAAATGCGTGATCGCGCTCTCGGGCTCGCTCGCCATCCTGGCGCTGTTCGCGCTGATCGACGCCTATGCGGTGCGCTCCTGCTTCTCGCTCGCGCACGCCGAAATCGAGCTCCCCCAGGTCTGCAATCCTGAACACCTGTTCCGCTCGACCCTCGAAATCGGCGGGATGGCCGTCGGCCTCTACGGCATGGGGAAGCTGGTCAAAACATGACCCCGAACGAAATCGTCATCCCGCCCCCGAGCCCCAGGCTTATCGACTATCCCGGCAGTCTCGGCATCGGATTGGGCGTTATCTTCACCACCGCCCTCTTGTTTGTCGCAGGCCGGTTCGACCCGACCCATGGCGTGCTCACCATCTCGCTCCTGGTAGTCCTCGCCTTCCTCGGCGTCGTCGCTATGTGCCTGTTTTTTACCATCCCCAGCGACGAGATCACTTCCGGGGTCATCGGCGGCCTGGTGGCGGCGTTCGGCGCGGTCATCGCCCATTGGATCGGCCGGTCGCAGGACGGGCCCAAATGATAACCGTCGCGATCCTGCTCATCCACTTCACCGGCCCGGGCGGCCAGCGCATCGACGTCAATCCCGCCGAAGTGACCAGCGTGCGCGAGCCGCGCGCCGTTTCGGAGGGCCATCTGGCCAAGGGAACCAACTGCCTCATCGGCATGACGAACGGGAAGTTCATCGCCGTCACAAACGACTGCGAGGAGGTCCGGCGGGGGCTGCGGCAGGACGCGGGCCCCTGCGTCATGGTTTGCGGTCACGCGCGGGAGCTCACCCAATGATCGGCTTGCTCATCACCCTCGTCGTCTACGCCCTCGTCCTCGGGCTCATCTACTGGCTGGTCGACTACCTGCTCGGCGTCTTTCCGCTGCCCGACCCGGTCCCGCGCCTGATCCGCGCGGTGCTGATCGTCGTGATCGTGCTTATCGTCATCATGCTGCTCCTCGGCTTCGTCGGCTACGAGCCGGGCCTGCCCAGGTGGAGGCTCGGGTGAGCGACGTCATTTTCTCCAACCTCCCCGGCCGCCGCCGCCGCCGCCTTGACGACGACGAGGACGATCGCGGGTTTCGGGAGGCCTTCTCTTTCCAGCCCGAAGGGCCGCTGCCCCATCGCAAGGGCGGCCCCAGCCTCGCCGCCCAGCCGGCCTTCACGTTCCCCGGCTCGCCCGCGGCGCTCTATTCGCTGCGCAAGACCGGGACTTACGCGGGGCCATGCGTCCGCGTCCAGCGCTCGAGCGACAGCGCCCAGACCGACATCGGCTTCGCCGCCTCCGGCCAGGTCGACATGAGCGCCGCGCTGGCGTTCGCCGCCGGTTCCCACATCACCGTCGCCAAATGGTACGACCAGAGCGGCAATGTCCGTGATCTTTCCGTCGCCAGCGGCGGCGCCGGGCCGCAGCTCAATCTCGTCAACGGGCGCCCATGGCTCGCCATGATGAACACCCACGACGGGACCGGCGCGCTCCTCGTCACCGCCTCCGCGCTCACCCTCACCGGCAACCAGACGATCGGCATCGTCGCGCAGTCAGGGACCGATTATGTCGACATCCCGGTCGGGCAGTTCGACGGAACCAACGGCTGGTTCCTGACCTTCAACGGCGCGGGCAACTCGGCCAGCGTCGGCTCGGCGCCGGGGGCGTTCCAGTATTTCTCGACCGGCGGCGGCGGACAGGCGGTGCTCGACGTCGCCAACCGCTATTTCGCCAGGACCGCACGCGCCGTCGCCAAGCGGGCGAGCGGAACCGCCACGACGTATCTCGACGGCGCGCAGACCGCGACCGGGCCTGCCGCCAACAACGCCGCCTCCTCGGCGCCGCTGCAGGTCGGCGCCAACACCGTCTCCAGTTTCGGCTTCACCGGCCTCATCGGCGAAATCTACGTCTACGCCTCGGCGCTCTCCGACGCCGACCGGCTGGCGATCGACGCAAGCCAGGCGGGCGCCTTTCCCTCGACCGGCTTCTCCACCCCCTACAACGGAACGCACGGGGTCGAGTTCGATTGGGCGCGCGCCATCACTTGCGGGAACGTCCTCGCCTACGAGCGCACCGCGAGCTGGACGGTGTTCGCCGCCATCCAGCTTTACTATTTCCCGGCCGACGCCACCTGCATTTACACCAACGTCCCGGCCGCTGGACCGGCGTTTCCCGGCCACGAGATCTGGATCGACCCGACCGGCAAGCTCCGGGTGCGGCTCATGTCGGACATCGGGGCCAACAACTTTATCGGCGTCATTGGGACGACCAACGTCATCGACGGCAAGAAGCACATGATCGCCTACAGCTACGACGGCTCGTCGTCGGCGGCGGGCATCAAGGTTTATGTCGACGGGGCCCCCGAGACGACCACAGTCGAGCATGACGCCCTGACCGGATCGATCATCGGCGCCGGGCAAAGTTTCTACATCGGCACCCAGCAGGGTCAGGCGGCTTTCTATCTCACCGGCACGCTGGCGCACTTCCAGATCGACGCCGTCGCGCGCTCGGCCGCCACCATCGCCGCTTACCATGACGGGGCGATCCCGTCGGTTGACGCCTCGACCGATCTTTGCCTCCTGCTCAACGCCGGGTCGGGCGCAACCGCCGCCGACACTTCCGGCCACGCGCGCAACGGCACGCTGGCCTCAACAACCATGTGGTTCCCATGACCGATTTCGCCGACTTCAAGGCGCAGATCGCCGAGTGGGCCAATCGCCAGGATTGGAGCGACGCCCTGGTGACGAGCTACGTCCGCCAGGCCGAGCAGAAGCTCAACGCCGAGCTCCGCATCGATCGGATGATCCAGTTCAATCAGGGCCTGATCATCACCCGCTGCGCCCCCTTGCCCGACGACTGGCTCGAGTTCGTCTCCGACGCCGGCGTCAAGTTCGCCAACCCCAACGGGGCCGACGGCTTCCTGCCCGTCCGCTACAAGCCGGTCGACGAATTCTTCAACCTCAACGACAATTGGGCTTACGGCTATTACACCATCCAGGGCCGCCAGATTTTCTTCGGCGGCTCGCCCGACGCGGTGGACGGAATCACCTTCAAGCTCGCCTATTTCGGCGAGGTTCCGGCGTTCTCCGACACCATCGATTCGTGGGTCTACACGAAATACCCCAACCTCTATCTGTTCTCGGCGCTGATGCACGCCGACTTGCACGCCCAAGGCGAGGAGCAAAGCGCGGCCAATCTCAAATCGCTGGCCGAGGACATGATCGGCAAGCTCAACGCCGAGTATCTGCGCGCGAAGGCGAGCGGCTCGCGCATCACCCGCTCGAGAGTGAGGAGCTTCGGTTGACCGGCCTTTCCTCCAAGGGCGAGGCGACCGTCCTCGCCGCGCTCACCGGCAATTTCTACGTCTCGCTGCACACCGCCGATCCCGGCGATGCGGGCGCGGCCGAAGTCGCCACCGGCGGCTATTCGCGCCAGGGGCCGGTCCCGTTTTCGAATAGCGGGGCCAACCCGACCACCTCCGCCAACTCGGCGATCGTCGCCTATGGAACGGCGGGGGCCGATTGGGGGACGATCGCTTTCTTCGGATGCTGGGACAACATCGTCGGCGGCAATTTCCAGGGCTCGGGACCGCTCGACGTCGCCCGCCCGGTCCTGTCCGGCGACACGGTGCGCTTCCTCGTCGGCGCGCTCAAGCTCACGGCCGACTGACATGACGGCGAAGTTCGGAGCAGGTCTTTACGGCAAGACGCTCTACAGCGCCGGGAGCCCGCTCGAGATCAGCGGGACGATGATCGTCTCGGTGGGCTTCGCCGCGGCGCTCTCCAATGCGCTTAGCCTCTCGGGCTCGATGCCGATCGTCGTCGCCATGCCAGGCGATCGGCTCAACGGCGACTTCCTCCTTAAGGGCGAGATGGACTTCACCGTCGGCTTCGTTCCCGCAACCCTGTTCGCCGGGCCGCTGTGGGGCGAGGACGCCCTTTGCCGGGGCCAGTGGGGGCCCGACAGCCTTTGCGCCGATCCCGGCTGGGCGCCTGATCCTGACATTCCCCAAGCCGCGCCCTGGGCGCCATCGGAGCTTTGCGATGGCTGACCCGACCCCCGCCAGCGTCCCGACCCCAAACTACAATTTCAACCTGCCCACAGTCGGCGGCGACGACAATGTTTGGGGCGGCCTGCTCAACGACAACTGGTCGTCGATCGACACGATCCTGTGGAACGTGTCGGGGGTCGCCAGCGCGGCGCTGACGACGACGACCGGCGATGCGCGCTACCTTCGCCTCACCGGCGGCGCGGTGACCGGCAATACGACCTTCCCGGCTATCGTCGCGACCGCCGGGATCGCGGGCGACGGCAGCGGCAACCCGCCGTCCCTGTTCATCGACCCGCCTGCCGCCGACAATTCGGCGAAAATCCCCTCGACCCGCTGGGTGACGGCGAACATGGTGCCGCTCGCGGGCGGGGCGATGACTGGGCCGCTCGTCCTGGCCGGGATCTCGACCGCGCCTCTCGCCCCGCCAGGATCGAACACGTCCCAGATCGCTTCGACGGCCTTCGTCACTGCGGCGATCACGGCCGCCGCCGTTCCCGCGCCGTCGAACGCCAATCCGGCGATGGACGGGACTGCGGCGCCGGGCGCCTCGGCGCTCTATTCGCGCGGCGATCACGTCCATCCGTCCGATACGTCGCGGCTGGCGCTCGTCGGCGGGACCATGACCGGGGCGCTTGTCCTCGCCGCCGATCCGAGCGCGGCGCTCGGCGCGGCGACCAGGCAATATGTCGATGCGGCCGTGGCGACGGGCGTCAACGCGGGGGCTTACGGCGGCTTCGTCAACAAGCTCAGGAACGCGACGTTCGACGTCTGGCAGCGGGGGGCCTCGGTCGCGATCGCCTCCATCGCCTATACCGCCGACGGCTGGCAGGTGAACCCGCAAGCCGTGGCCATGACGGTGTCGAGGTCCGCCAACAACCGCCCCGGCGCGCTCGCGCTCTACGGCTTGACGATGCAGGGCGCCGCTGGCCTGTCCGGCCTTGTCCTGCGCCAACCGATCGAGAGCGTTGTCGCTGTCGCCCTAGGAAGCGCCAATGCGACCTTCCAGGCATGGATTTTCAACCAAACCGGGGCTGCGTTCACCCCGACGCTGGTGATTTATCATGCGACCGCGCAGGACAATTTCGCCACTGTGGCGACCGATATCGGGCCGGTCAGCCTGCAACCCTGCCCAGACGGCGCTTACACGAGGGTGTCGTACACATTCAGCGTTCCTGCGGCGAGCGCCGCCAACGGCCTTCTGGTTTATCTCAACTTCGGCGCGGCGGCCAATGCGGCGGGCAAGAACATCACGATTTCGGAAGCCGACCTGCGTCTGACGCCCGGCGTCGCCGTCGGCCTCAACGCCAGTCCGCCGCCGCCGGAAATGCGGCCGATCGCGACCGAGCTTCTCCACTGCCAGCGCTATTATCAGAATGGCGGGACCCGAAATATTTGGTCCGGCAACATCACGACCGGCGTCGTCTACTACAAGGACGTGCGGTTGAGCATCCCGATGCGAGCCGCGCCTACCCTCACCTTCAGCGACGCTACGAACAACGGCTTCCCGGCCGGAATTCCGGCGGCGCAACCCAACGATAGTTTCGGGTTTATCGTCACCAAGACGGCCAACGTGACGACCAGCGGCGGCCTGTTTCAGTTCGGCTGGACCGCCAGCGCGGAGCTTTGAGGATGACCTACAGCCAAGTCTGGGACGCCATGACCAACGCCGTCAGCGAGACGCTGGTCCAGCGTGACGAGGATCAAGCGTTCATCCCGTTCGACGACGGGAACGCCGATTATCAGGCTTACAAAGCGTGGCTCGCCGAGGGCAACGAACCGACGCCCACGATCTCGCCGCAGGGGGGCTCAAGTGGCTGACACCGTCACCGTCAATTACGGCTGGACCAAGCCGGAAGTCGGGGCCTCGGCGACCACCTGGGGGACGAAGCTCAACGCCGATCTTGACCTGATCGACGCCCAGGTGTTCGCCAACCAGGGCAAGATCGATGCGCTCAACGGCGGCGCGTTCACCTCGAGCACCCTCACCCTCAACAAGGCGACGGTCGCTGCGGGCGCCTACATCGTCGGCCGGTCGGCGGGCGTCGATCGTTGGTATGTAGCGATCGGCGACGCGACGAGCGAAGGCGGATCGAACGCCGGGTCGAACCTCACCATCACGAGCTACAGCGACAGCGGCGCCTATCTCGGCGCGCCGCTGTCGATCATTCGCTCCTCCGGTCAGGTGACGGTCCAGAACGCGCCGACGACGGCGCAGAGCGTCGCGACCAAGGCCTATGTCGACGCCAACACCTTCGTCGGCGAGATCAAGATGTACGCGGGGGCCACGCCGCCCACCGGCTGGTTGGGGTGCAACGGGCAGGCGCTCTCGACAACGACTTACGCCGCCTTGTTCGCGGCGATCGGTTATCGCTACGGCGGCTCGGGGGCGACCTTCAACCTGCCGAATTTGGGGCAGCGGGTTCCGCTCGGCTGGGACACCAGCTCGACCGGCCCCTATGCGCTCGGCGCGACCGGCGGCGAGGCGACGCACGCGCTCAGCGTCGCCGAAATGCCCTCGCACAACCATCCAGGTTCGGCCGACACCGGCCATACGCACTCGACGGCGCCGCACTCTCACACTGGCATTGTCCGGCCGACGGGAAGCAATACCATCGTGGCGCAGGGAACGGGTCCGAACAATCTCGCGGCGTCGAGCACCGACGCGGCGTCCGTCACTGTGAACTCCGCTTCGGCGGCGATCGTCATCGCCGCGCAAGGCGGCGGCGGAGCGCACAACAACCTGCAGCCCTACCAGGTCGTCGGCTTCATCATCAGGGTCCAATGAGCGGGAAATTTCAGCCGATTGAGATTCCGCCCGGCGTCGTGACGACGCCGACCAAGAACATGCGCTCGAGCAATTGGGCGGAAGTGAACCTGATGCGCTGGATCGAAGGGGAATTGCAGCCGGTCGGCGGCCAGTCGATCTACGACTATGCCTTCGCCTCGCGCTGCAAGGCGATTCACGGCTGGTACGACCTCGCGGGCCAATATCATGTCGCCTACGTATGCGAGCAGCACGTCTATGTCGACACCGCCGGCGTCTTAACCGAGATCACGCCCGCGGGCGGCTGGCCCGCGCCGCCGCTCCCGAGCGAGGGCGGCTACGGTGACCTCGACTATAGCGACGACGACTATGGGACGCCGCGCGCGAGCGGCTCGATCCTGTCCATCGACAAGATGCCGAACGTGTGGAGCGTCGACAATTTCGGCGCGATCCTCCTCGTCATGTACTCGGTTGACGGCCGGCTCCTCGAATGGGACCCGGCGACGCCCGCAACCCCCCTCACGCCGACGACATCGTCGGACACCGGGACGGGGAGCGCGCCGAAAGGCCGATGCTTCGTCGTCACGCCAGAGCGCTTCGTCATGATCTTCGGCATGTATGCCGACGGGACCCCGGCGCCCGACAGCCTCGGGCGCCGCTTCGGATGGTGCGACCAGGAGGACCGCAACGCCTGGAATTTCGCGTCCGTCACCAGCCAGGCGGGCTTTCTCGACGTCGAGGCGGCGAGCCCGATCGTCACCGCGATCTCGGGCCGGTTCGGCAACGTCTTTTTCACCGCGAAAAAGGTGTACGTCAGCCGCTATCTCGGGCTCCCCTACATCTACAATTACGTCGAGCTCGCCGACGAGGCGACGCCATGGTCGCCGGCTTCAATCACCACGACCTCGAGCTATGTGCTGTGGATGGCGAAGGCCGGCATGTACTCGTTCGACGGCACGACCGTCCTGCCCGTGCCCTGCCGCATCCGGCCCTGGATCAATGACGATCACGACGAAAGTAACGTGCGCGAGCAGGCGTGCGCCGTTCATGTCGGCGACTTCAACGAGTTTTGGTGGTTTTTCCCGCAGGACGGCCAGCCCTACAACACGCGCTGCGCGATCTTCAATTACAAGGAGGGGTGGTGGAGCCAGGGCCAGATGTCGCGCTCGGCGGGCATCACCTCGAGCTACACCGTGCAGCCGATTTTCGCCGACGGAACACGGGCGTTCCAGCACGAGCTCGGCCCTGTCTACGCCAACGCCGACCCGCCCTGGGCCGAGACGTTCGATCTCAACCTGACGAGCGGCGTGCGGCTCGTCACGCTCAAGCAGGTCATCCCCGACATCAAGGGCGACATGATCAATGTCGCCTTCGCCTTCAAGGCCTTTCGGACCAACAATTCGCGCTCGCTTCCGGCGTCGGCCGCGGGCCCGTGGATTGCGGCGACGCTCCGACCGGACGGCTATGTCGACGCGCGCATCACCGGGCGCGACATTCGCATGCGCATTTCCGTCGTCGGCCCGCGCATCCTGCCGTTCACGCTTGGCCAGCACCTGGTCGATTTCGCGATTCGAGGAGATCGTTAGCCATGCCCACGACCCCGCCGCCCGACGTCCCGTCGCTCGCCGGCATGTCGCCGGCGGCGAACGAGGCGCTCGCCGCCTATCTGCGCCGCCTCGCCGCCTGGGCGGCGCAGGAGATCGACAAGAAGATCGGCAAAACCGAGCCCGTGCCGCAGATCATGCTCTACCCGGCCACCCAAAAGACGCCGCAAGCCGTGTTCGCGATCGTCGTCAACGACACCGGAATCATGGCGACCCAGCGCATCCCGTTCGGAGGCGGCCAGCCGTGATCTCCTACCAGCAGAAGCTCTCGCGGGTGCTCGATGGCATGGGCGGGCTCTATCTGCTCGACGACATCCTGACCGCGATTCACGAAGGCCGGATGCAAAGCCACGTCGTCAACAATTCGTGGGCGATCACGCAAATCCAGGACTTCCCGCGCGCCCGCGTCCTGAACCTGTTCGCCGTCGTCGGCGATCAGGCCGACATCCCCGAACTGCAGATGAAGGTGCTCGACTTCGCCCGCGACGTGAACGCGGCGCTCGTCTCCGCGCACGGCCGGCGCGGATGGCTCCCGCAAGCGCAAGCCTACGGCTGGAAACTGAAAACGCGCAACTGGCTATGGCATAAGGAGCTTTAGAAATGGGCGGCTCCGACACGTCGCAACAAACGTCGTCGCAGCAGACGACGCAGCTCCCCCCGTGGATCAACACCGCGGCGCAACAAAATTACGCGCTCGCGCAGAACATCGCCGCGCAACCGCTGCAGCAATACCAAGGCCAGCTCGTCGCCGGCGTCTCGCCGCAGATGCAGCAGTCGTGGAACACCGCGGCGCAAGGCGGGAACGCGGGCGCCGACCAGTACAACGCCAGCCAGGCCGCCTATCTCGGCGTGCTCGGCCAGCAGCCCCAGCAGATTCAGGCCGGGCAGCTCTCGAGCACCAACCTCGACCCCTACATGAACCCGTACACGCAAAGCGTGATCAACGCGACTTTGCCGATCATGCAGCAGAACCTCGGCCTGCAGCAGATCGGCAACCAGTCGGCGGCGGCGGGGGCGGGGGCCTTTGGCGGCTCGCGGCTTGGGATTCAGCAAGGGGTGACGCAAGCCCAGGGCGCGCAAAACATGGCGCAGATGGCCGCGCAGCTCAACCAGGCCAATTTCGGCCAGGCGCAGCAGGGCGCGCTCGCCGACATCGGCAATCGCCTCACCGCCGCGCAGGCGAACCAAAACGCGCAGCAGAACCAGCAGCAATGGAACCTCGCGGCGGCGGGCGGCTTGGGTTCGCTCGGCAACGCGGCGCAAGCCAACCAGGTCAAGAACTTCGGCATGCAGCAGATGGCCGGCCAGCAGGAGGCGCAGCAGCAGCAAAACGATATCAACGCCAACCTGGCGCAATATCAGCAGGCGCTCCAATATCCCTATCAGCAGCTCGGCGTGCTGCAGTCGGCCCTCGGCATGACGCCTTACGGCCAGTCGACGACCGGCCAGTCGACGCAGACGA